ACCCAGCAGATCAGTTTACCCATTGTCCTAGTGAATGGTTTATGAGTGGACTAGACTTTTACATAATATATTTAAACTAATGAGACTAAGAACAATAGTAGTAAGAGGTAACGCAAGAAGAGAGGCGTATAAGAGGGAACAGACAGATAGAAGATATGGCAAAAGAAGGTAGAGACGAGAAAGGAAGATTTAAAGAAGGCAACCTATTCTCAATAGGAAACAACGGAGGACAACCACCAAAGTATGATGATCCTGCTGTAATGGAAGAGAAGATAGCAGAGTACTTAGATTGGGAAGACCAATGGAAGAACAAGAGCGCAAAGGGAGAAGGTAAAGGAGTCTATACATTAAGTGGAGTGGCATTATATTTAGGGTTTGCATCCTTACAAAGCTTGTATGATTATGAGAAGAAGAGTGCGGAGTTCTCTTATGTCCTTAATAGATTTAGGTTATTTATGAAGCATTGGAACGAACAAAAGCTATATTGGGGTGGTACATTTCAAGGCTCTTTTGTGTGGCTTAAAAATCATGGTAACTATGCGGATGAGTCAACACAGAAGATAGAGAACATAGTAGCAGAGGTTAAGCCTAACGTTATTACGAGTAAAGATATGCCAGACTTAGAAGATAAAGAATAAGCCTTGTTTGATACTTCACCACTATACTTAAAGAACATAGAAGCCACTGAAGACCTTGTAATAAATCAGGGGGGAACTTCAAGCGGTAAAACTTATTCTATCATGCAAATGCTATTTACCATAGCAATAAGCGAAGAGAATAGAACTATCTTAGTAGTAGGTCAATCAATACCTAACTTAAAGGTAGGAGCAATTAAAGACGCTCAAACAATCATAGAGAGCAGCCCAATATTACAGAGCTATATTAGATCGTACAACAAGACAGATAGAATCTTTGAATTTATCTCAGGCTCTACAATGCAGTTTAAATCATTCCAAGACTATCAAGATGCTAAGTCAGGTAAAAGAGACTACAGCTTCTTCAATGAGATTAACGGTATTCCTAAACCTATATTCGATGAGATACACCTAAGAACCAGATTAAGAACATGGGTAGACTATAATCCTAACGAAGAGTTCTACATTCACGAGTACATAGGTAAAGAGGGAGTTAAGTTTATAAGGTCATGGCATGAGCATAACCCGTTTTTAAGTCAGAAGATAAGAGACAAGATAGAAGCCTTAAAAGATATAGACGAAGAACTATACAAGGTTTACGGAAGGGGAATGACTGGTAAGATAGAAGGCTTAGTGTTTAGGAATTGGACAGAAGCGGAAGCAATACCAGAGGGAGCAGACTACATAGGGAGTTCTTTAGATTTTGGCTATACAAATGATCCCAGTGCTTCAGCAGACATCTACAAATCAGATGGTGAACTATGGATAATAGAAAGACTATACAGAACGGGGTTAACTAATCCAGATATTTATAACGCCTTAGAAAAGGATAACAGATATGTAGGAGACAGTGCAGAGCCTAAATCAATAGAAGAGTTGAGAAGGTTAGGCATGAAGATAGAACCAAGCATTAAGGGTAAGGATTCAATAAAGGCTGGTATAGACATTCTAAAGAGATACAGGATAAATCTAATAGGCACTAACCTAATCAAAGAATTTAAGAGCTACAAGTGGAAGACAGACAGAGCCACAGGCAAACCGATTAACGAACCTGTAGACTATTTGAACCACTTAATAGACGGGATTCGATATGTAGCATTAAACAAGCTGAATAATAAAAAGCGAGGAGTATATTCTTTTGCTTAACAAATTGCTAATTAAATTGTTTTATAAGTATGAGTATTAAAGTTCCTAATAAGTGGGATAATATAGAGCTAAGAAAGTTTGTCCATTATTGTGATTATATCGGAGAAGAACCCGAAACAATAGAGGAGAGGTTTGAGCTAATCTATAAGAAAGCGTGTGCTTTACTAGATGTTAGCCTAGCAGATGCAAAGAAACTAACTGTTAAACAACAAGCAGACATAGTTAAACTAGCAAAGAAGCCTATGCCTATGTACCTCAAAGTAAGGTTTAAACATAAGGGTATTAGATACCGTCCTATAGGAAGTAAACACTCTATAGTTGATGCAAGAGAATTAGACGGAGATAGGTACTCAGCTATTAAGGCATTAGCTAAAAAAGGTACAAGTGAGAACTTACACCAGATACTATATTTAGTTTGTGAGCCTATTAAGTACGGTTTTAAGAAGTCCTTTCCTTTCATTGGATGGAATAGAGTAGATATGGATGCTAGTCAAGTAGAGCAGGGTATAAAAGATTTTAAGGATTTACCTATGAAGGTAGCTAATCCTTTAATCGTTTTTTTTTTGACTCTCTCAAAGAGGTTGAGCGTCCTTTTAAAAGATTATTCAATCCAGACCCTGAATGGTATGACGAAGGAGATGCAGGAACTTCAAGCAGATTTAGAGAAAGATATGGATGGCTTACAGTCATAGACGCAATGAGTGGAAACGATCCTACTAAGTGGGATTACTTCGGTAAGATGAAGGTAACAGAGTTCTTACAAATGTGTTTATACTACCAAGATAAGCAGAGAGATATTAAGAGACAGAGAAAAGAACAGGAGTTAAAGAATAAGAGGTGAGTTTTTTTAGTGGCATAGATAGAGATAGTTTAGAGTTCGGAGCGACAAAGAGCGTTACCCTAAGCGATATTCTATTTGCTTTTGGTGAAGACTTACAGAACGAGTTAAAGGCATCTGTTAGGCAGAACTACGGAGGCAATACAACACTGGAAGAATCTATAAGATATAAGGTAACACCACAAAAGGACGGTTTTAGATTCGAGTTATTTGTACCTGAGTATGGAGACTACCTAGATCAAGGCGTACAAGGTAAAGGAGGTACGAAGAAAAGCGGAGGTAGTTGGATTAATAAAGGAGCTGGTAGTAAGTTTAGATTCACAAATAAAAGACCACCACTAAGAACAAATGTAGAAACTCCGTCAGGAACTAAGATAGGTGGTATTGATTCATGGTCTAATGATTTTGGTTTTAATAAGTGGGCAGTACAAGAAGCAGTTTATAGACAAGGTATTAAAAGAAGCCTATGGTACTCAAAAGTGGTTGACGAAAAAACCGTCAATACTTTGATTAAAAACTTGGAGGAAGCAGGAGCAAAGCAATTAGAAATTGATTTAGTTAATTTAATAGAGGGCGCAGTAGAATAATGGCACTAACTGAGAAGACAGCACTAGCAGACTACTTACCAGTATACAATAGTATGGAATGGTGTGTAGACTCAACTAATGTAAGCAACACGAATTTTAAGTATGTATTTAGAGTTACCATAGAAGGGGTAGGAGGTTACAAGGAGTATCAGGTAGTACCTTCGGATACTTTAGACTATGGGATAGTAGACGTACATAACTACATACAAACGTTTATAACTCCATACATAGGAGAACACGACGATACACTAACATTCAACTATTCTATATTTACATTAAGACAATATAGCGTTACTTGTTATGAGATGTGGGATATAGCAGGAGTACCTACAGTAAGTCAGGAATCTATAACCACTGGTAACCTTTATTGCTTTCAGGGTTCTTTTGATTACTCATTCTGGTTTGATTGGACACCAGCAGACTACTATACTAACTTAGCTAACGGATCAAGCGGTCAATGGCTAACAGATAACCTAGATAATTTTGTAGGTATAGGAGATTTAGGCTGGTCATATTATTTAACAGATGCACCAAGTGAAGTAGACTATTTAGAAGTTAAGACTTATGATAGTGCAGGAGCGTTAATAGATACCTTTAACATTAGTAACGCTTTAAACCCTGCGTTAAGTAATTCAAGATACGTTAAGGTGGGAACATCTCCAGAAGTATTAAACAACACTACAGACACTTTAACGTTAGGTTCTTTGCCTATTGTTACATCGAGTGTAGCTAGTTATACCTGCCAACTATTTGACAGTTCAGTAGCAGCAGTGAGTGAGTTAATTAACTTCACTATTAAAGAGCCTTGCAGATACCAAGAATATCGCTTACACTTTGAGAACAAATACGGAGCGTTTGATAGTTACACCTTCACTGGACGTAACCAAAAGACTACAAGTATGCAGAGAACGTCTTATAAGAGTTCTGCATATCCGATAGTAACTGCTGGAATAGAGAGAAAGCACAAGGATAAAAGCAACGTTTCAAACTGGACTAAGCGAACAGAGAAGATAAAGCTATCTAGTGACTATTTAACCACAGCAGAGAATACATGGCTAGAACAGTTATTGTATTCAAATGAGATTTACTTAGAGTTCACAGATGGAAGCGGAGCGCAAAACTTTAAGAGCGTTCATAAGGTAACGGGTACAAGTTGGTTAGAGAAGGAAACAAGTATAGACAAGTTATTTAAACTAGAGATAGAAATAGAATTAGGACATGAAGCTTATAGCCAAAGGAAATAAAAAAAGGAGTAACCTCACGTTTGAGCGACTACTCCTTAATAACAACAATTATGAATATGAGACAAATATAATAATAAGTTTTGATTAACGAACAATTATACATAAATAATATTAGCGTACCTGTAGAGAGTGCATTAAACGTTGCGTTAACTAAGGCAATACAAGATATTAAAGAACCTAACAAACGTAAGGCAACCTTTAGTAAGACTGTAACCCTGCCAGACTCTAAGACGCTTAGACAAGTATTCGACCATGTATTCGAAATTAACATGGTAGACAGAACGTTTAACCCATTAGCCAAAGCAGATGTTAGATATGAAGTAGCTAGTGAGATTATCTTAAACGGTTATTTGCAACTTAAAAAAATTATAACACTAGACGAAGAGAAGTTTAGTTATGAGGTCGCATTGGTAGGAGAGTTAGCGAATTTCTTTGAAGATATTAAACTACTTAAACTAGAAGACTTAGACTTATCTATCTACGATCACAGAATGGCTAGAGATGTTCAGCAGGAGAGCTGGGATAGTCAAATAATAAAATCAGGTGTATTTGTTCCGTTCAATCTAGGAGAAGGGTATGTTTACGCTTTAGTAGATTATGGATTTAGTACAGATGCTGTTAACTTCTCACTAGGAGATATAGGAACTTCTATTTATGCTAGACAATATTGGGTTAGCATATTTGAAGATGCAGGATATACATGGACTAGTACTTTTTTAGATAGTACCTTATTCAAGTCTTTAATTATTCCAGCTTCACCAGAAGCCTACACTCTTACAAGTTCTGAAATAGAAGACAGACAATTTACAGCGAATACACCAATACTAACAAGTACAGGAACTACGACTAGTGGCAACCTGCCAAACTTAGCACTATCTACTAGAGACATTATAAAGAACACTGTAGAGCTAACAGATACTGGAGGAAACTACGACCCAGTAACGGGTGTTTTTACTTGTGTAAATGCAGGACTTTACACCTTTGAGTTTACTTGTCATATTAATGCAACCTTTACACCAGATAACGGAGTAGCTTTATTAAAGTGTATCTCAGATGTTAACGGTTATATCATGCTACATAAGTACGATTCTGTAGAGATGATTACCACACAAGTTGCGGCT